TGTAAAAAAGATCCGGTATATTTTGCAAAAAATTATGTACAGATTGTAAACGTTGATTATGGCTTAATACCATTTAAGATGTATAAGTTTCAAGAGAAACTTATTGAAAATTTTCATAATCATCGATTCAATATATGCAAAATGCCCAGACAAACGGGCAAATCTACAACTTGTATTTCATACTTACTACATTACGCCGTATTCAACGATAATGTTAATATCGGCATCCTTGCAAACAAAGCATCAACTGCACGAGAATTGTTAGAAAGGCTTCAAACAGCATACGAGAACCTTCCTAACTGGATGCAGCAAGGAATTTTATCATGGAACAAAGGTAGTTTAATGCTGGAAAATGGATCAAAAATTATCGCAGCTTCAACTTCTGCTTCAGCAGTACGAGGAATGTCCTTTAATATTATCTTTCTTGACGAGTTTGCATTTATCCCAAATCATATTGCAGATCAATTCTTCTCTTCTGTATATCCAACCATTTCTTCCGGAAAATCAACTAAAGTAATTATTGTTTCTACCCCAAAGGGTATGAATCACTTCTATCGTCTCTGGCATGACGCAGAACGTAAGAAGAATGAATATATCCCTACAGAGGTTCATTGGTCAGAAGTACCTGGTAGAGATGAGGCATGGAAGGCTCAGACAATTTCAAACACTTCAGCTCAACAATTTGCTCAAGAATTTGAATGTGAATTTTTAGGATCTGTTGACACACTCATTGCAGCATCAAAACTTAGATCCTTAGTATATGAAGATCCAATAAAATCTAATAAAGGATTGGATATTTATGAAGATCCCATTGAAGACCATAGCTATATCATGACAGTGGATGTTGCTAGAGGAATTGAACACGATTATTCAGCATTTATTGTATTTGATATTACAACATTTCCATATAAAATTGTATCAAAATATAGAAATAATGAGATTAAACCAATGTTACTTCCAGCAATTGTTGAGCAAGTAGCCACTGCATATAATAAATCATTTGTATTAGTTGAAATCAATGATATTGGAGATCAGGTTGCAGGTATTTTACACTTTGACTTAGAATATGACAATCTATTAATGTGTGCTATGAGGGGTAGGGCTGGACAAATGGTTGGTCAGGGATTTTCCGGAACCAAATCTCAGCTCGGTCTTAAGATGTCAAAGACTGTTAAAAAAATTGGGTGTTCAAATCTTAAAACTCTTGTGGAGGATGATAAGTTAATCTTTTCAGACTATGAGCTTATCAGTGAACTCACAACATTTATTCAAAAAAATCAGACATTTGCGGCTGAAGAGGGTTGTAATGATGACCTAGCAATGTGCCTGGTCATATTCTCATGGTTAGTTATACAACCATACTTCAAAGAAATGACGGACAATGATGTTCGTAAGAGAATATATGAAGAACAAAGAAATCAAATTGAACAGGATATGTCACCTTTTGGTTTTATAGTGGACGGTCTTGAAGGTGAAAATGTAATGATAGATGATAATACTGGAGATCGTTGGTTGGTAGTAGAAGGTGCTACACAAAATGCATATACTGAAAAATGGAATGTTGACGAATATGGAGACAAATCATATATGTGGGATTATCGTTAAAAACTACGGAATGTATAAATATTTGATAGGGCAAATGAAGATTTTAGAGGAATCAAAATGGCTTTAGGATTAGTTTCACCTGGTGTCAGAGTTAGAGAAGTCGATTTAACCAATGGTAGAGTCGGTTCATCGTCTCAAGTGGTTGGAGCAATTGCAGGTCCATTTGTAAGGGGTCCAGTAGAAGAACCAGTTTTAATTGAAAATGAACAACAATTAATTGAAGTTTTTGGCAAACCCGAGTTAAATAGTAATCAGTATGAATACTGGTATACTGCATCAAACTATCTCACTTATGGCGGAACCCTAAGAGTTGTAAGATGTGATGGTACTAATTTGGGGAATGCAAACTCCCCAGTAGGTAGTGCGTCATCACTAACCTCGGTAAAAATTAAAAATTATGATGATTACATATCTCAATCAACGGCATCTTGGCATTGGGCAGCTAAAACTCCAGGAACTTGGGCAAATGATGTCAAGTTCTGCGTTATCGACAATTTTGCCGATCAAACTTTAAGTGGAGTTGCTACTGGCATTACAACAAGCATCACTCAAGTATCTCTAGGATCAACTACAGTATCATTAGATGTTGTAGGTGATACTAACTTAGGAGTTACTACTGCAGGTTTCTTAGTTGGTGATGTAATTAGTGGTACATATATTTTAGCAAATACTACAATTTTAGGAATTGGCAATACCTCAATTACAATTTCTCAGGGAACTGTTAATACTGGTATTGCAACAACGAGCGTCTTAGCAGCATTTACCAGACCAACCCTAGTATCAACAACTAATGTTATTGTTGGAACAGCAGTAACACAATCAATTAGTGGTGGTATTGCAGGTATCGGCACCACTTCGGGTCTAAGTGGATATCTAAAGGGAATTGTGACTGGAGTTGGGGTTAGTGAAATTTATGTAAAAGTTCTCAGTCAAGTAAGTTCAACCGGAATTGAAACTGCAGCAAAGTATAGCTTATATTCTTTTACAGCATCTTCAGCAATTTCAATTGGAAATACTACAGCATCAAATGGAATTGGGGCACCAAATTCTCTCACATATCAAGCAAATGTACACCGGGTAACCGATTGGTATAATTCAAAAACTCTTGGATTAAATAACTCGATTGTTTATTGGAATTCTATTGCTCCTAAACCCGGAACTTCTGCATATGCATCTGCTAGAAGTTCTTCCAACGATGAGATGCACATTGTCGTTGTAGATGATTCTGGATCAGTGAGTGGAGTTAGTGGAAATATTTTAGAAAAGTGGATTGGGCTCTCAAAGGCTACGGATGCACAACTTTCCCCACAGGAGAAAGTATACTATAGAGATTATCTGGCGTCAAATTCAAACTATATCTATGGTGGTGCGGATCCAAACAGCCTCGCTGCAGTTGGATATGCAGGAACTGGAGGAAAGAACTGGAATCAGATAGCTCAAGGAGTTGATTTTAATGTATGTGGAGAAAGAACCTATAGACTACTTGGAGGAAACTCCTATGGTGGTAGAAGTTCTTCAGGATATATTACTCCAGAGTATAACCCAGAACTTGGTGATGTTATAAATTCTTATAAAATATTCAGCAATACTAGAGAATTTGATGTAAATTTCATGATGATGGGTTCGGGTTATGAAGATAAGCTCACAACTCAGGCAAAGGCAAACGAGCTGATTGCAATTGCATCAAACCGTAAGGATTGTATTGCAGTAATTTCACCACACAGATCGTCAGTTGTAAATATCACAAACACAACTACTCAGACAAATAATATAATTGGGTTCTTTGATGGTCTATCATCATCATCATATGCCGTATTTGATAGTGGTTATAAGTACATGTTTGATAGGTTCAACAACAAGTTTGTATATGTACCTATGAATGGTGACATTGCTGGTTGTATGTGTAGAACCACCTTAAATGATTTCCCATGGTTCTCCCCCGCAGGATCCAAGCGTGGTGTTATCAATGGTGCGGTTAAACTTGCATATAACCCATCTCAAGCACAAAGAGATGAGCTATACATCAGAAGAATTAACCCCGTAATATATTCGCCAGGATCTGGAATTATCCTATTTGGGGATAAGACCGGATTGGCACAAGCTTCGGCCTTTGACAGAATTAATGTTAGAAGATTGTTTATTTCTCTAGAATCTAGTATTGAATCTGCAGCTAGAGATCAACTATTTGAATTTAATGATTCAATCACAAGATCCAATTTTGTAAATATTGTTGAACCATATCTTCGTGATGTCCAAGCTAAGCGTGGTATTACTGACTTTATCGTAATTTGTGATGAAACCAATAACACACCAGATGTTATTGATTCTAATGAATTTAGGGCTGATATTTTTGTTAAGCCTGCTCGCAGCATTAACTTCATTGGTCTAACATTTGTTGCCACAAGAACAGGTGTTTCCTTTGAAGAAGTTGTTGGAAGAGTTTAATTAATATTATAAACATACTACTGGAGAAAACTAATGGCATCCTATCAACAAATTCCCAATTCTGGCAGTGAGGGAAGATTTTTAGACAATTTTAAGGGTAGATTATCTGGTGGTGGTGCTCGGCCCAATTTATTTGAAGTTGAAATTAAATTTCCAAGAATTGCCCTCCCAAATGGAGTTTCCGACTCCCAACTAACAGATAAGATTAAGTTCTTGGTAAAGTCTTCAGCAATTCCAGCTTCAAATATTTCACCAATTCCAGTTCCATTTAGAGGTCGTACTCTTCAGATTGCTGGAGATAGAACTTTTGATCCTTGGCAAGTCACAGTCATTAATGATGCAGATTTTGCAGTTCGTAGTTCCTTTGAGAGATGGATGAATTATATGAATAAGCACTCCGACAATTCCGGTACTACTGATCCAGCTAACTATCAAACTGATGCTTGGGTATACCAACTCGGTAGAGCACAAACCCAAACTGCAATCACTAGTGCTGATAACATTCCAGTTATCAGAGCATATCACATGTATGGGGTTTTCCCAACCAATGTTAGTGGAATTCCTCTAGCATATGATTCAAACAATCAAATTGAAGAATTTACTGTAGACCTACAGATGCAGTGGTGGGAATCCTACGATTCAAATAAAGCCATTGATGTTAAGTGATAAATAGGTAAAAGTCACTTTAAAACATAATGGCAGGATTGTTTGGTTACTCGTTTGAGGATAACATAAAGAAACCTAAGAAGCAGGTATCTCCCGTCCCCCCAAATAATGAGGATGGGGTTGATTACTATGTTTCTTCGGGTTTTTATGGTCAATATGTAGATATTGAAGGCGTTTATAAAACTGAGTATGATTTAATTAAGAGATATCGAGAGATGTCACTACATCCAGAAGCTGATAAGGCTATTGAAGATGTAGTAAGTGAAGCTATTGTTTCTGACTTAAATGATTCTCCTGTAGAAATTGAGTTGTCTAATTTAGAAGTTGATGATAACATCAAAGCAATTATTAGACAGGAATTTAAACACATTAAAGAACTCATGGACTTTGATAAGAAGGCCCATGAAATTTTTAGAAACTGGTATGTTGATGGAAGAGTATACTACCATAAGGTAATTGATCTAGATAATCCTCAAAATGGAATTAAAGAAATTCGATATATTGACTCACTTAAGATTAAGTATGTTAGAGAACTGAAGAAGAAGGATAATCGTAATATTATTAGTATTCAAAATATCAGTAGCGCCGGTAAGGAAATTGGAATAGAAAAATTAGATTTTCCTGAGATTGAGGAATATTTTGTCTACACACCAAAGAGCCAGGGATATAGTGGTGGTGGAAGTGGTTATGGTACGGGAGTTAAACTCGCCAAGGATTCTGTAACATTCATCACATCAGGTCTTGTAGATAGAAACAAGCAGACAATTCTATCATATCTCCATAAGGCAATTAAGGCTCTCAATCAACTTCGTATGATTGAAGACGCTCTAGTAATTTATAGACTGTCTCGGGCACCTGAACGCAGAATATTCTATATTGATGTTGGCAATCTACCTAAGGTAAAGGCTGAGCAATATCTTCGTGAAGTTATGTCACGATATAGAAATAAGTTAGTCTATGATGCGGCAACTGGAGAAGTTAGGGACGATAAAAAATACACAAGCATGATGGAAGACTTCTGGCTACCCCGTAGAGAGGGTGGTCGTGGTACGGAAATTACCACTCTTCCTGGTGGGCAAAATCTTGGAGAGCTTGCAGATATTGAGTACTTCCAAAAGAAACTTTATCGTGCTTTAGGTATTCCAGAGTCTAGAATTGCTGCTGATGGTGGTTTTAATCTGGGAAGATCTTCAGAAATTCTTAGAGATGAAATTATGTTCTCTAGGTTTGTAGGAAGACTTAGGAAAAGATTTAGTAATATCTTTCACGATATGCTAAAAACACAACTAATTCTTAAGAATATTATCACTCCTGAAGATTGGGACTATATGAGTGATCATATTCAATATGATTATGTGTACGATAATCACTTTGCTGAACTTAAGGAAACTGAATTACTGAATGAAAGATTATCCCTACTTCAACAAATTGAACCATATATTGGAAAATACTACTCAACAACTTATGTTAGAAAAAATATTTTAAGACAGACTGAAGATGATATTATAGAAAATGATTATCAAATGAATTATGAACGAGAGGTTGGTATTATTGCTCCACCAACACCACCGACAGATCCGGAAACTGGTATGCCTACAGATTATGTTCATAAGACTGGTCAAGACTTAATCAAGAAAACCCAACGTCAAAACACTAGGGATCTAGAAATAGGTCTAGGTAAAACTGCAAAGGATCCAACTATCAAAAAGACTGGAACTGAAGCTCCTAAGGGGCAAGAGGCCGATGGTGTAAAAATGCCCAAGGGCGGTAAGTTATAAATAAAGTAGATTTATAGGAATTTTTATGGATACTAATGATTTTGTAGGAATGGTTATGTCTGATGCATCAGCATCAGATATGGAAGATGCTATTAAACAGTTACTGTACAACAAATCTACAGATATAATTGATGACATTCGTCCAATAATTGCGGCTCAACTTTTTGATCCTAAAGTAGATGAAAACAATTAATTTATATTTACCGTAAACATAAATATATTTAACTAATATAATTCTTGCGGTATGTTTGTAACAGAGGAACCTCAATGGCATTAAAAATTGTACAACTAATTGCTGCAATTCAACCACCAAATAATGTAATAAGCACAAGTGTAGCTATTAATTTAAAAACAGGATATCTAAGATTAACATCTTCTGGTGGGGGAAATCATGTAGCAATTAATACTGGAAATAACTCATCTGGAGTTAATAGCGAATCTTCCTTTTTAATTTCAGAAAATACAAGTGAAATACTTAAAGAAAGAGTTGCTAGACAACAAATTGTTGGAATAACTACTGGAACATCAACAGTAATTAATTTTGGAGAAAATTTAGGAAACCCATTTATTATTGGGGATGCTGTTAGTATTATTAATGCTCAACCAAGTGGAATTAATACGCAATACAATTTAGTTACAGCAACAACGGATTCTTCAATTACTATTTCATACAATAGTTCTTCCGTTGTTGGCGTTATCACTACACGAAATGCAACTGTTTGTAGATCTGTAAAAATTTCTGCTATTGGTGAAATTAATGGAACCCATCTTCATATTGCAGAAGTCCAAATCACTTCCCAAGCATAAGACATGAAACTCATCACAGAGCAAATCGAAGAGATTCAAGTAATTACCGAGAGTAAGAACGGAAAACAGAATCTCTATATTACTGGCCCATTTCTTCAGGCAGAAATTACAAATCGTAATGGTAGATGCTACTCATATAACATTCTCGAAAGAGAAGTTAATAAGTACAATGATAAGTATATCAAATCTGGTAGGGCTCTTGGTGAACTTGGTCACCCCGAGGGGCCTACAGTAAATCTTGATAGAGTTTCTCACATGATCACAAGCCTAGTTCCAGAAGGTAAAAACTTTATTGGAAAGGCAAAGATTCTTGAAACTCCAATGGGAGCAATTGCAAAAAATCTCATAGAGGGGGGAGTAAAACTTGGCGTCTCATCTAGGGGCGTAGGTTCGTTAATTGAACGTGGTGGCGTTAAGTATGTTGGAGATGATTTTATGCTCTCAACTGCTGCAGATATTGTAGCAGATCCTTCCGCTCCTGATGCATTTGTTCAAGGAATTATGGAAGGTAAGGAGTGGGCTTGGAGTAATGGAGTTCTTGCTGAAAAAGCTTATAGCCAATTAAATTCATTAACGCCTACAGTTGATAGACAAGTGCGTGAAGAGAGAATTATAAATCTCTTCAACAATTTTTTAAGAGATTTATAATTTATAAATAAATAATAGAATAAAGATCATAATTTTATTCGGAGAGTACAATGTCTGCTGGTAATCTACAAGAAATGGAATCAACTTCACAAACCAAGCAATCGAAGACCGCAGTTAACGCTAATGCTAGACCTGCCGATCCGATGCAATCCTCAAATAGCTTTGTTTCTGCAACTCCTGAGCAATCAATCACTGATTTAGGTGGTCCTACACCATTTAACTATAGATCAACTGATGATTCTTCAAAACTTGCAACACCTAACATTAAAACCGTTAGAGATGTAGTTAACGCTAAGGCTGCAAGAGCTGAAGAATTAGAATATGATCAAGATGAAGATCTTCTAGAAGCTGAGGCTAAAGAAGAAGATGAAGAAGATGAAGAAGATGAAATGCCTAAGAAAAAGAAGACGAAGAAGATGAAGGAGGAGGTTGAAGAAGATGATGAGGAGGA